AACGCTCCTGAAAGAAGTTTCCATGGACTACTACTTTCTGATGCTACTTCATTCTGGGACTTAGATGCCGCTTCTCCCGCAGTATTCGCTGCACCCATCATGCCCGTTGCTGCATTAAACGTACTCGGTGCGCCCGCGAGTCCCTGTGCTGCTTCAAAATAATTCTTACGGCCAGTAGCATAGTTCTCTTGCTGAATATTGTTCAATTCGCTGGACGTTTGGGCTGCTCCTGCATTAGCTACGCCCATCTCTCTGCCAATTTCTGATCCACCAGCAACTGCTAGGTTTCCCCCACCAACTGCCGATAGCGCGTTACCTGTTGCTGCTGCTGCATTCTTGTAGGCTCTGCCTGTCGTTTCAATGGCCGAAGCATTGCGTGCTGCTAGTTCGGGTGCCGAAAAGCCCTGTTGTCCAGGTCCTGCTGCTACGATGGGCGCATATGATGTCATAAGGTCATTGAACACTTTGCTGGAATTGCCGAATACTTGACCGGCCTGATCTTGCGCTGTCTTAAAGAAGGACGATTGCTGATTGGCCACGTCTTTTTGGGCCTGGGGCGCTCCACCACACATAAGTACCACCTTTACAATAACTTACGGAGTTCTCCTGCTACGGCAGTAAAGCCACATTTGGCCACACAAAACGCCACTAGTTCAGGTGAACTTGATTCAAAAACTATTTCGCTATATCCGCTATCGGCGGCACGTTGACAAAATGCTTCAAGATTCTCAAGAAGGAGACGAGCATTGAGCCTTTTCGCGTCGTTCGAGACAAACTGTATATCCAGACGTAGCGCCTTGGAACATCTAACGAAAGCCACTGGCTGCTCATTTTCCGTGTAAATCCTACATTCTGAGTTCAGACCGTAGAAGAAGTCGGCGCTGGTCGTGTCCTTGTGGAATTGATCGGCAGCTAGGGACGTCTCAAGAACTCCCCTATCCTGTTCAGTAATCAGTCGGTTTTCCATAAAATGCCCTCTATATCTATTATAACATAGAATTATGCAGGGGTTACAATAGGTTTCGGCATAGCAATCGGTACAAATGTGTAAATTTCGCCAGTAGTTGCAGTCAGCATCTCAGCCGCCGCCTGTTCGATGCTCTGCCCAAGTGTTACTAGGTCTTGTATAACAGATGCAAGCAATGGGTCAGGGGCTGCTCCTGAAAGTTGAGAACCACCCACAGCAACGAAGGTTCCTGCTATGAGATCAATAGAGACGCTGGTTATGGTTCCTGCACCATTTTCCGCAAAACTGCCATCAGCCGCTAAAGTTCCCGATTTAAATGTAGTTACAATGACTTTATTGGTCATGTCAACATCTAGAGCGATGGCCGCAACAGTATCTTGGGTATCTGTGGCAATGACTTTCCCTCCAAGAGTGGAAGTCCGCACTTGTGATGCGGGTAATATTATCGGCATATTTTCCTTTTTATAGCATCTCTGCTCTAATATGTATTGCAAATGTCATGCCCGCTGCTGTGCTTGCATAGCCCGTAGTCTGGTATTTTACGGCTGTACCTCCTGCTGCATTTATTACTACTACGCCTGCCACTGACAACCCAACTGTATTTGCGGTTAAAGCACCAGTCTGTCCCTGTCCCACACCCGCTGCTATTGGAGTAACATCCATTGTTATCGTTCCAGAAGTGATAGAATCCGTATAAACGACTTGTACAGTAGGTAATGTTGATGAAACTGATGCTGCCACGTATTCTACTAAATGGGCACTAATTCTATATAAATTAGTCAAAGCGTTAGTAGTGAATAAAGTAGTAGATGCTATATCAGCAACAAATCCCGCAGTATTTGCAGTTCCAACTATTCCTGGAACACCTGTACTTGTGACTGCTACGTTATTCAGTGACTTTATTGGCCCTGTAAATGACACTCCAGCCGTTGCTACAGTCATTCGTGTGGTCATTACCTGTTGGGCTGTGCCAGATGCTTGTAATGTTGGAGTTTGGAAGATTAGAGAGGATGCCACAGAATTTCCTGTTCCATCACCAGAATTAATTGTTAGATTAGCTCCACTAATATTCGTATCCGTACCACCCCTCGACCCCTGTGCCTGAATTGTTTGGGCCACAGGAGTGGCTGAGTTCACATCACCAAACTGTAAAGTAGCTGCTGCCGATCTAGTCAGGATTGTATCTTTATTAGTTGCGTCTAGTTTAATCGTAGTTACATCTAGTTCAGTGGCCGATGCCACCCCCAAAGTAGGTGTGACAAGCGTAGGAGAGTTACTAAAGACTACATTTGTAGTGCCAGTAGTTCCAGAAACTGTAGTGCCTTGGATCTTGGCGATGGTAGCAGCTTGTGAACCACCACCACTTGCAGTGGTCACATCGCCTGTAAGCTGTGTTATTCCATCAGGAGCAAGTATGATTCGAGACATGTTACTCCTAAACTCATGAAAATAGGACGTTAAACCAGCAATCTGCCGAACCTATCGTCTTTGTCGGACCCGTAGAACTGTTGCAGATGGTCATTCCTGTACTAAAGAACTTACCAAACCGTCCTGAGTCATACGAGAAGTTCGTATTGGCAGGGCAGAAGATAAGAAGAACAGGAACGGCGGTATCAGCAGGAACTGTGGTCGTATTGTGTACCTGAAGGAACTGCGAACTCGCCTTGCTATTGAACCCAGTGACCCCATAAAATGTGCCTGGGCTCGCTTTGATGATATGTGAGTTCTCATATGCCGTACTATCGACCGCCGAAAAGGATAATGCTGCCGTTGCTCCTGGTGCTGAACCTGTGAATGTGGGATTATTCGGAGAAATTGCCACTACCAAAGCTGCATCTGCTGCAACTGCTGCCGTAGAAGCTGCTTTTATCGCTGCCGGACCATTCGTACCATCTGTTATCTCTATAGGCCAAGCATTCGCAAGGCTATTTGGTGCTCCCTGATCGCCTGAAACGTGAACCGTTCCTGTGTTGATCGTGCTGGAGACGTTCGGAGAAGCAAGTCCCTGGATATTAAAGGAGCTTGTTACTGAACCCGTTCCGGTAATGGCTGTCGATAGTCTTTCACGGAAGTAGTTGAAGCCCGTGATATTGAACAAGAACGCAGTAGTACCTACAGTCAATGTAAAAATGCCATTAAAAGTGGTCTGGGTATTGACGTTAACGCCTGCCAGCGCAACCCAGTTGACATTATCAATGCTGACTTCAAATGTAACAGCACCTGCTGTAATGGTAGAAGTTCCTACCAGATTCACCGCAACAGTATTATAGTTGAAGTTATTGGTCACAATGGGAATGACAGTGTTAATCGCTGTAGCCGAAGTCCACACGGCAGCAGCCACCGATGTAGAGCCGGACCCTGCTATCTGAAGCGCATTCTGATTAGATAGACGTACGTTGCCATACGCAGCGGTTCCATCAACTATTCCCGCAATTACAGAACGAGTTGGGATAGCAAGAGTACTATTTACTATCGGATCATTCATCCTAATAGCCGATTCGTTCACTCCAGCAGCCCAACTATCTGTTATAATGATCAGATTCGTTGCATCGGATGCTGTCTTAAAGGCATCAATCGTCATCGGCAGATTGGCCGTAGCTATTGACGGAACAACTGCTGTATTCGGATATCTAATTACATGGAATGGCAACCAACCACCATCCGGTGTGAAGATGTCAAAGAATATGTTCGCAGCACCAAACCAAGAGAACCGTATACGATACAGATTCAATTTCGTGAAGTTTACCGCTTCTGGTATGCCTATTCTCGTGAATTGTGAAGTTGATACTCCGGTCAACGGATCAAGATTGAAGCTTGCCAATGGAATGTGTGTATCCACCGCGCCGGTTCGGGTACTGACGTTGAAACCCGTTCCTTCATAGCCTACATAGAATCCATTATTCGCATCATAAAACCCTATACGTTGGAAATCGTGCGCAGTGTTAGCATCCGTAGGAGTCGTGAAGCCTGCTGAAAACTCAGCGAATATATCCGATCCTGGACGATATAAAAGTTTTTGAACCGTTACACCCTTAGCTTCACCTGCTGCTGCGGTTCCTGTGGCGAAAATGCCTTGTCCACCAACCTGGGTAATCGTGCCTGATCCTGATGTAGTATTCGTGATAATGGTCGCATCGGTCGCATCGGAGGTAGAGAAATCAACATCATATTGAGATCTTTTGCTGGATGTAACTACATCTCCGAGAACAGAACCTTCTGAAACGACCTGGATAGACCCAGATGGAGATACCTTAACGTTAACATAATCGCCTTGTGTAGCCGCTTTTCCAACAACCACCGAACGAGTTAATGTCGCCGAATCGGAATCCTGAATTGCAGTCCCACCGATTAGAGTATGGTTAACTTGCTCTACTGACCGCTGTAAGATTACTTGGCAGCGCATAATGCCTTGTGGTGTTGCTCCATTTTGATAGATTAAACGGAAATAACGAGCGATTCTACCGAAAACGATTTTAGCCGACAGTGCAGTTGAAAGAATTGTAAAGGGATATGTGAAATCCCAATTGGTATTATCTTCAGAAAACTGAAGTTGACCGCCACCGATTGCGCTAACCTGATCCGTAAATAAAGCCAAACGAAGTGATGTAAACGGTGCCATATCCACAGAAGTGCCTGTAAATACCGCGTTAGCACCCAATGGCGTGGTCGTAGAGTTATTAGGATCTATCTGCCCATCTGCAATAGGGATCACGGCCTGAAATGCAACTCCTGGACCTGCTTCTATGTGAACCGTAGCTGTGCCCGAAGTCACAGTATTGCCACGAATTCTTACTGAGTTAGTACCTGCTGCCGTAGAAATCCATTGACCATTGGCAGTTGTGGAAGATGTAATTGCTCCGCTTGAACTCTGATTGAGAAGAGGCGTTGGCTGCGCTCCTAAATTGACCCAATTGGTTCCATCGATGCTCACTTCAAAAACAATGATTCCGGTCCATGTTCCAAGAATGTTCCAACGTAAGGAGCCCACGCCCGCCGCACTGATGACAATCGATTCAGTGCTGGTGATCGTTCCAGTAGCAACACGATTAGGCATCAAGGATGGCTGTACCGCAAATGTGCCGGTGCCCACTACGGTTGCATTCAAATTGGCCGCAGTCGCCTGGGTCACAGCAGTTGTGGAACCAGAATCCGTAATTACATGCCCAATGACGTTCGTACCTGCCGGAAGGGGTGCATTGACGGTCGTATTGAACGTATCCGCACCTGTTGCTACGATTTGTGCTCCACGAGCCGTCGCTTGAGCATCCACCGTCTGACCCGTAGTGACAGTCGGCTGAGACGTATTGAATACGCCACTGATCTTAACCGGGTTGCCTGCATTGGCTGCACCTGAAGCGGAATCACCAGCGATGGTCCAAGGAGTCGTACCTTGCGTGACTGAGGAAGATCCTACTAAAGTCGCATTGACATTAACGACACCGCTGTTATCTGTAGAAATGTCATGCAACAGACCGTCAGCGCCTTTGCCGCCGATAAGAACAGGGTTGATGGGTCCGCCAGCAAGTCCACCAGTGGTGACGTTGGTTCCAGGGGGATATACACCCTGAACGAAAGGATCAGCCCATACAGCCGTCGTATTCCCTGGCTGAGAGATCAAAACTTGGCCTTCATGCGTAGGTACATTCCCTGAAATATCGATAGAGTTGATGTCACGTGCATTGACAATTCCCGTACCAGAGAAAGTGAGTGCATTGCCACTCGTAATTACCGTATTGCCTGTGAGATTCGGAGTTGCCACTGTAGGAGAATTCTCAAGTACTATGGGGCCAGTTCCAGTTGTAGGTAAGGTAACTCCAGTTACTCCATTGGCCACCGCAGCAGTAACTGGTATGGCCGTAATGATGTCCAACTCATTTATACCTCGGAGGTTCACTTTATTGGTTACATCAGCCATAAATCTCCTTCTATGCGAACGTAACCTGATTGGCTCCAAGGACGTGCCAGAAACCATTCTGAGAAACTATAACTAAACTCGACCCTGCAAATGCAGCAAAATGTGCCGTAGCTACAGCAGCAGTCCCGCTCCTTAGTGTCCCACCAGTGAAGGTAAGGACTGGAGCAGCAGTGTCGAGGGTTACAATTTCTACAAAGAAATCATCATCACCAGGGGCTGCAATTGTATAAGCTGTACCTATCGAAAGCGAATGACTAGCAGATTTTTGTGCATTGATGGGGCCATTGGCAACGTGGGGTCTTAAGCGATTCAAAGCTCCAGTGAAGTTGATATCATCTGCGAAAAAAGGCAATGAGCCTCTAGGAGAGGTGCCATTTAGCCACCCTGAGGGAATGTTAGGATTACCTGTTCCTTGTGACATGCCACTCTCCTATTTTATAGTGCTGCTGAATTCGTTATAAGCCACTGATTAGCTGATACTGTCATTGTTTGTGCCACACTGATTACGTTCAAACCACCAAATCCGATTTGGTCAACAGTGGCTAAGAATGTTCCTATAGTTTCACTGAAAAGATTAACCCAGTTTTCACCAAAGAAATCATAAGAAACATCGAAGAATACCGAAGTTCCATCATTTCTAATTCTTCCCCATCCGTAGGCGTAGCACCAATCCACCGCTTGGGTCTTTTCACTATTCGTTTCAACAAAAACTGTACCACTATCTGCACTTTGTGATGTATAATGCTCTACTCTAAATGTAGTAGATCCGCTGGTCAAAAGTACTTCAAGACCCATGCGTCGTGTTGAGCTAGCATTCCCAAAATAAATACCAGCAGTTGCTGCACTCTGCCTACTAACACCAGGGATCGCTCTCAATTGTATAGCCAAACTATACGGCGTAACTGGTGGTGTCTGCATAAGTGTTACCACTTGCAATGTTGCAATGCCCGGTATTGATAAGGTAATGGCACCATTTGAGACTTTTTGCTGTGCCGTTGCAGGAGAGCCACCATTGGCAAAGTTAGACTGTGTGAAACTTCCCAGTGTTGGCAAAGGATTCACACGGGAAGGGGTTCCACCTGCATTAGCTATGACAAAAGCCGTCGTGGCAATCTGTGTGGTATTCGTCGCCAAAGCTGCTGTGGGTGCTGTAGGAATCCCAGTCAAAGCTGGATTCGCTGCTAATACAACCGCACCCGTACCTGTAGTGCCTGTAACGGTCGTTCCCTGAATCTTAGCAACTGTAGTAGCTGTTGCTCCCGGACCTGTACCCGTGACATCTCCGGTAAGACTGGTTACTCCTGATCCTCCACCACCAGTAGCATTAATTGTCACATTACCCGCTGAAGCATTGGATAAAGTTACATTGGTTCCTGCAATCAGATTCAATGTGGTTTGAGAGATATTTGGAGTAGTGTTTGTCTCAAATAGAACTGGCGAACCTGCAAGTGCATACCATTTATTGGTTCCACTATTATATTGAAACTGTTGGATAGACACTGCATTTGATACAGTGCTAGGTGGTGTCGCTCCCACGAAATTTGTGGGCATAACCACAGTCCAACCGCCAGTGACATTCTGTTGCCATGTTATCGTTATAACCTCACCATTAGGTCCAGGAATAACACTGCTTGATGTGACATTGGCCGTTAGAGGCACATTGAAGCTATTAGCAGTCGTAGCATCAAGTGTAAGGACTCCAGCAACAGGAGTGGCCGTAACAGGAGCAGGAGCAGCCCCAAAACCGACATAAGCAGAAGCATTCCCAGAGACATCAGATTGCCAAGTGACATTAGTTGCTCCAGCGGGAGCTGCGGGCAGATCGTGGTTAAGATTTATCAATTTAGCTCCTTAGAATGTGCCAGTACCGTTGACCAATAGCCCGGTGATTTGGTTAATTGCGATATCGTAATCATCACTGACCGTCAAATTGTTAACTTGAATACAGGCACGAAGGATCGGCGTATAGAACCCTGTATTTATATTATACTCTATCACTTCGCCTCCCCGGAAGGAAGCAGGCCGAACTACAGGGGTTGTTTGTATGCCCACAACCGTAACAAGATTGCTTCCAGGAGTGGAAATAGCGTCACCCATTAATGGCGACAATACTTGAGGATAAATCTGTCGGTTCATTTAGATCGACTCCAAGGGAACATAAAGAAGTGTTACGGTAATTGCTGCACTACCCGCACTAAGGTTCGTCACAGTCAGGTAAGCTAAAGGAACCTGTGGATTATCTGCGTTCGCTCCAACCTGATCCTGATAGGACCATTGGAAAGGTGCTGTATCCAGTGCAACATCCGTTATGATATTCTGAGTTGTGCCTGCCGGTGGTGCCACATCCAGTCCTCTGCCCGCATCTCCTGCCTGTGTTGTTGCAGTGCCATAAAGTTCTAACCTAGCAGCCACAGTTGAAGAAATAAGGAGAGGTTGAAATGATTTTGAAATATTAAGGGCACTCACGAACCTAGCACCGGGTCCCAGTGAAGGAGTTGTCAAGGAAGTGCTTTGAGCCGTAACGGTAGAAGTTCCACCGCCACTTGTTCCGCCGCCAGTGCCACCAGAGCTGCTCCCACTGCCTGTCCCGCTTCCAATAGTGGTAATTACTACACCTTTTTGAGTAAGAACGCCTGCATCCTGTATAGGAAGAATGGGCAATAATCTATTCTGAGGAATTGTGCCTTGGTAGAATTGTCTTAAACCATCAGGACTGGCCCCAAGGATGGGATATGGACTCCGCATATGCGGACTGAACCCTGGTTGTAAGTCTACAGTAGGAGGGGAAGGCCGGGTAAAGGGAGCGGCAGGGACTGCTTCGTACCCTGCCAAACTCGTGTTTGTTGCGTCTTTTAGGCTCGCCATCTGCACCTCTTAAGTCATTGATTCTATTAACTTTCCTGCATAAAGGAGCCGTAAATCGAAAATGTCAGAATTTCGTCCTGAACTCTACTTATTCCGAAGTTAATGGAACACTGTAAATGACGGCATACCGCCGCTTGGTCTGGAAGTTCAGAGAAATAGAACCGCTGCCCACGTATCGACCGGCTTTCCGGCTGATTCGGTGGATCAGTGACCCAGTTCGTCAATGGTTCAAAAGGACCATTAAAGAATGGCAAGGCTTCATCAATAATCACGGAAATGCTTAATGGCGTTCCCGTTCTTACTGAATCAGTCGTTACAAACCCTACGACAGCTACCTGACCCGGTTGGGCAAGGTTTATGCTTCCAAGTACTGCATTGGCGAAGTAACTACTGGTGTTGTCCTGGAAGAAGTTACTGTCTCTTTTCAGGAGCACGCCTACGCCGCTTTGCACAGGAAGTGAGGTTGTGTCAGTGCCTGCGAAGGTCACGGAACCATTTCTTGCCAAGAGCCGTCCATTGACTGTCGTTCCGGTATTGACTGAAATACTTGTCAGTGCCAAAACTGTAGCATTGAGTATGTTCGTAGTGCCAATCGTGGCAGAGCTGCCCACCACAAAGACCACATCTGCTGCTGCCGCACCGCCCACTAAGGCAATTGTGGAGCCTGCACCTGTGATAAATGTACTTGAACATTGGAACACGTACCTGCCATTGCCATTGAGTGTCAACGTCAAGCCGCCCGTAATATGGAAGGTTCCCGATGACTCAGAATATGTTCCTGGAGTCAAGGTAACACTTCCTAACTCTGACACAATTGGTGTGGGAGTTAGGGCAGACAATTGACCGAAAAGTGTAGTAGCATACGCTTGATCCGCTACCGCTATAGGGTCATCTATATGTGTAGCACCATTCACCACTGGTCCACCTGTTACGGAGGAGCCTGGAGATAGGACTAAATCGCCATTGATAGTTGTCAATGGTACACTTGTGATCGTTGTTCCGGCCATTACAGCAACATTGGTAAGAACTCCGAAAGTAATGAAGTTTGAGCCTGCACCGCTCGAAAGTGTGCCAGGACCAAGGAGCAACTTATGCACTCCAGGGAGGACTTCAAGACTCTGAACAGCCTTAACGCCGCCGACGATGGTGGCAAAAGGTGACCAAGTCAGTCCAGTTTCAGGTGCTGGAGTCGGCATTAGCCGAAACCAACCAAACTTACCGTCTGAGACGTACCAAGCCTGATCTTCACCATCAACATGCCACGTAACGTATACGTTTGCAGCATTCCAACTCGTGCCAGGATTTCCGTCATTTTTGCGGAATTGGTCACCAATTGGTAAGCCGACGTAAGAAACACCAGCTCCGGGATCGAGGATCACGAACTGATTGTCTGTCGTATAGAACCCAATCAAAGCGCCGTTGACATCCAAAGCATTGTAGCTTAGTAGTCCAATACCCTTCAGCAAGATTACTGCCTTAGGGATGGTCACGCCATTCGATGTATTCACCAGAAAGATGTCCGACACAGAGAATACAATGACTCCCTGGTTCGTTGGTACTATCCTCTTAAGCAAACTAGGAAATGTATCAAAGTTTAGAGGTGCAACACCATTCACACCATTGCCTGCTGGCGTATCCGGACCACTTGTCCAATAACCTACGTTTCCAACGCTGAAGAAGATCCGACCCAAGTGATAGGTCAGATTGATTGCACCACCTGCTGGTGGAGTGTTCTCTCCAGCGATAGGTGCTGAAATCAAGTTATTCAAACCAGTATCAGGGGTCGTATCTGTGAATCCCTTCGTCAAATAATCGTGTAATGTTTCAGTATAAATCGAATTGCCCGTCCCAGGTATTAGGAAGGGTAATGAGCCGCCATCCACAGTACGGAATATGGCAACATAATCGGCTTGTGGGTCAATATTCGCAGGAATAAGTCCACTTCCTGGAGGAATTACCACACCTGTTGATCCTACAAAGTTCCCAGTAGAAACTGATAAGGGACTAGCATTAGAGACGGTGTTATCCAATGTATTGACTAGAGCAATAGCATATTGAAACCCGCCAGCTAGTGCACTAATCGTGCCCGGTGGTGGTGCAGCCCCTGGACCTTGATTGATCCAAATTAGATTAGGATTATCAAGTGTAAGGCTATTAAGTGTAGTTGAAAATGTAGGTCTAGTCGTTCCTGTGAATCCTGCCTCAAAAGGTGCTTCCGTATTTCCATTAGGATCTAAGATCGTTGAATTTGGCAGTGTGAAGCCCGTATTTGCACGCCATTGCATATCTGTAATGGGTCCAAAGTTATTCCAAACAAAGTTTCCTGCCGATTCAGTCACATTAGCTCTTGCAGGAGCAAGAGAAGTAGTATATGCAGGGAATGCTGGCGAAGTTGCACCACTCTCAGCCGGACCTGTGATTAATGTATTTCCATTCGCCGTCACCACAAAGGTTCTGCCCTGGTGGAACCAATAAGCCCAATCGAACTCGACTGCATAGGAACCCGCTGTCGGAAAGTTCACCACAAAGACATCTGTGGAGAGCCCGCCATCATTCAATGGGAGGTTCGTTCCGCCCATAATCGGATAGGAGTTCAAGGCTGTATGTGTAAGATGGTTAGGATCATTATGAGGACCAGACACCAGTGTCGCACCACCATTAACACCCCAGACCATGCCGTCATGATGCTTAACAGTAATCGTGTACTGTCCAGCTACTGGAACATTCCAATTAGTCGTGAAGGCTATCTGGAAATCTTTGGTAATGCCACTTGAGTTCGGACCTGGAAATGGTGATGTAGTTCCAGTGACCGCACCAGATGCATCAAAAGTATTCCATAATATCGCACTTGCTGGACTATCTGCTTGAATCGGGTCATCCACGCTAAGTGAAGTTCCCGAAGCCGTTGCCCTAATAGCGAATGGAGATGAACTGCTCGTCTGTTGAAATTGACCGCCTGCGGGACCTCCACCACTTGGCCATTGAGTTGCCGCAACTGGGGCATTCAATGTGATCTGTGAGAAAGGCGCTAACTGGAAGATATCTCCACCAGCTTCAATGATCTGACCTGCCGGGTAAACTGTGTGTGCTGCCCAAGTTAATGAATCTACTTGAGCGACTGTCCAAGTTACCCCGCCATCGGTTGTGGTGTTGCCTAATATCGTTGCCCAAGTTGGTTGCGCTGGCCCAGATTTGCCAGCAGTAGTAACCTTTTGAACATTACCGTTGATATCTATGATAATTCCCAAAGGAGAAAAGAACGTGTTGGGAACCCAAGCGCCTGCTGCACCCGTTGAAACTATAGGTGTATTCGGTGGTGCAACTATTCCCCAATTCTCCACAGAAGGGAGTCCAGGATGTGTTGCATCAGGTGTTCCACGATTAGTCCATAGTACCGTTCCATCAATCGTCAAGCCGCCTTGGAAGTTATTGCCTGCATTCGGCGTAACTGTGCTCCAAGTAGGTTGCGTAGCACCAGAAGTTGGCGTACCACCTGTAGCGGTTGCATTTATTGTCTCTGGATTAGAAAATGTACCAGGAATATTGAAGGTAAATGTAAAGGTATTTGTGGTAACTGTAAGAATTGTAACGGTTTGGCCCGATAATTGGGAAGTAACTATGGTGCTAGGAAATGTGACAGTAAGTCCTGGGGTCAACAACCCGGTAAGGGTGGTACTAGAAGTTGCCGTGATTGTGCCACCAACTCCTGAGATATTCGTAATAGGAAATATCGCTGCTGTCAACTGCTGGATGTTAGTATTAGGGTCAATAAGGAAGGTAGTCAAAAACGGAGTAATAGGTGTGTTCCACTTGGCAAACGCCATCCAAAGTGTAAGAGACTGTAACCACTTCTTATTATCAAGACCATTGCCAAAATACAAAGTGTTGCCTACAGACTGCATATACGTCTGACCTGCACCTGGAGTCTTGGTCCAAACGAGCGTCTTCACACCGGCAAATAGCGAGTATAGTGCATTACTCTGATCAACCATCACATCGATCTGCTCAGTAGAGGTATTGAATAGTCGAAATTCTTCAAAACGGTCTACATTGGCATAGGTATTACTATCAAATACTGAATTTCCTGGCCTACGAGCAAGAGTCAATCGATTCGTAATCTCAACATTAGAGCCTGCAATAAGCGCATCACCTGAAGCACCATAATATTTCTCTGCCTGACGAGAAGTCGCCGCATCGCGCAATGGACTGCGGTTGGTCCATAAGCCCGATGACCAGCGACCCGTATAGATAGGTGCGAATCTAGTGGGTTTTTGAGCCTGAGCCCCTGAAATTGACAATTGATTTGGCAAGGTAGCTCCTAAACTAAACTGTGACTACTTGGTAGAGCCATTCTAAATCCGTAAACGTATTATCAGCCGGAAGTGTTGAAATCGCTGTTTGATCGCCCGAAGTGGTTAGCCCTATCATCCCAAACCCTGCATTTGCCCCTGCTGAAGCTTGGGCAAATAGCAAATTTGAATTTCCAGCAACATTTGCTATATAGAAAGCTGCCGTGTAGTCATGAAGTGTATCTAATGCTAAATTTATAGGATCAGATTCAATGAATGTGGGGGTTTCTCCAGAGTTTAGTGCCAATGTCTGGGCTCCCAATCCTCCAATAGTTATTGGGGTTGATGAGATTACCGCCAGAGAATTTGCTAAAGTGGTCAAAAGCACCATATTCCCTAATACTAGAGGAAAACTATTATGGTTATCTGCAATGGCCATTCTCATTTTCCAATTATTAGCTACCGGATTATTGATAAGGTTCCGTCCATAAATTTTATTGAATATAGTAATATTTTGGAATCCAGAAGTTGCAATATTCCCAAGATTAATAATTCTCCATCCTAGAGTGACATTTCTTCCTGCTGGAATGGTTGAAGAAGTAGGTGATGCAATCGTAACATTTCCACCTGAGGTATTAGTTAGGGTGACATTCGCACCAGCAACCAAATTTAGAGTCAACTGCGAGGAGTTTGCAACGCCATTCGTCTCTACGATGAGAGGTGCCACAGTCCCAGATGAAATCGTAATATTTTGTCCTGCCGATGCCACTGTTACGTTAGTTCCTGCGATAATGTTAATAGCGCCAGTTTCCGTGTTTAAACTAGTAACACCTGATCCACCACCTGAATTCACAATACTAAGACTGTTAGGAATCCATGTTCCTAGATCGAAAGTTGCACCGGACACCACTACTTGGTACTGTGGTCCCCATGCTAATTGACCTTTAGCCGTGAATGCATTTACTGTGTAGTAACTGTTCACCGGAGTAAGGTCATCATTACCCCAAACCAATACCGTACCTGATACGTTCCCACTACCATCCAAGGGAACCCGTATCTTAATGCCAAAACCTACCTGACCGACTCCTGTAGCCACTTCATCTTGTGAAAGTTCCATGGTAAGAAATCCAAGGGCCAGCGGGTTTCCTTCCAGATCTTGGAAGCCACCACCGATGAGTTGGGTCTTAGTTAATGCCATGGGATCTCCTTATTGGCCGCGAGCGGCTGTGCCTTGCTGTATGTTCTGTGACATCATCATCGGTTGTCCTGAAATAGCAGACCATTGCGAAAGGAAAACGTTACGCTCAACTTCCGTCAAGCCCTGGTTAGCGGCTAAAAGTGCACTAACGAACTTACCATTGGCCTGCGCTGCGCGTGGGTCATCAGCGAAGAACCACATAAGAGTAAGAAATCCCCACTGGAAAATATGACTATACATATCGGGCAAGGGTGTAAGTGTCTGCGCAGTGCTCGTAAACAATGGTGCAGCACTTTGTATGGTAACACTAACCGAGTAAATCTTCTCAGGAATAGGCATGAACCGGAATGTTATATTACCCGTACCGTTATCAAACTCAGCAGAGATGTTACGGGGACGCCCTGCGGTAGAGTCTAGAGCTAACCCCACCTTCTCTTCCATCTCAATCCATTTAGCTATGGTAGGATCAAATACACTAGCATCCTCAATCCATCCAAAATTAGCCACTGCCTGAGCATAGTCTTGTGTGGCTATAATTGTCGAAAAAGTCTTAACTTGCCTATTCCAACGCCACCTAAAAGGTGGTCCAAGGAGAGTCTGCATCACCATATTGGCCGCTGTCATCGCTGGTTCTTGAAAGTTACCAAGGTTGGATACTCTGCCAAAATTCAACTTGCTAGAGAATTCTAAGATTTGAGCGAGTGTCACAGTTGAAACATTAGCCATTTAGTATCCTTTAGTTACCCCAACCCCAAGGTCTGTCGGGACGCGATATCAATCCAGAGATCCAGTTGGAGTCCATTACTGAGGTTCCTGGATAGAACCCATAGTCTTCCTTCTCGCGGTCAGACTGCTTAACGCAATCGGATAGATCTTTCATCCACAGAGCATTTTCGGCAGTGAATCTTGCACGAACCTTAGAGTCTGCGGAACGACGCACACATTGCGTATAGAAGCCTTGTTTGAAGTACTCAACATAGTCATCTGGAATCGGCTCTAGCGTCTGCTGTAATGATGTAAATACCGGAATACGTTGCTGCCCTATTGGCTGAAATACCCAAGCCGTTCCCGTCTGCGGAGGCAAAGGATTCACACGGAAGCCTTGGCTGCTCGGATCAATTGCGGTCCAAACTGTCGTTCCATCGGTGACTGTGCTCGCCACTGTATTCGGACTGGCATAGGTCGGGAAGCTCGGAGGATTCGTCCAAACTGGTTGTGTAGCGCCGCAAGTGCCGAATGTCGTTACAACCCAAAGATTGCCATTAGGATCTTTAATTCCTGTCGTAGCATTAGCAGGTTGCGTCAGAAGTCCGATTGGGTTCGTATAAATAACATTGGGTCCAGGATTCTGTAATCCTGAAAGATTCTTACCAATTCCACCTTGGTCACCACCAAGATTGCCTGTGGTCGGTCCAAGTGGGGTTGCTCCCCAAGTTCCAGCAAGTAGCATAGAATTCGGAAGCCAGCATAATTTGCCAGGATACCCGGTCTGTAAGAAGGTAACATCCAGGTCACGGACACACTCTACTTCATACTTTGCCTTAAGATTGGTCTGTTGGTTAATATTCACTGCCCAACAGTTCTCAAGCCAACCAAGATTTAATAGGCCGGGAATGAAGTAATCTTGCTGAAAGCTTATCGTCACGAAACTGGGTGTATTGAAGCGGTTGAACTTCCAGTTGAAAGGTGCACCATCGGCAGAGCCTGCCAACATTTTTGTAACAACTGTGTTCGCAATATCCAAGGCCGGTTGATCGGAGAACCCACCGGAAGCCAGAACTGGAGCAAGATCACCGAAAGTTGAGGCTGAATCCGCAATTTGAGAAATCGTAATCGTGCTATTAGCCAAAGTGGCTCCTTGATCTAAACGCAAATAGTGAGGGGACCCCGAAAGGTCCCCTTAGTGTTTAACGGAGCGTCGAACTGCGGGTCACTGTGCGAAAATGTTCTCCATCATCGCTGAAGCGCCACTGAGTTCCACCACTCGTGATTGAATTGGTCGAAAGTTGAAGTGCGGCTTTATAAACGTCCCCGGCCAACTTGTAGCCAGCTTCATCAAACGTTCCATTGACAGTGAAGTCCACACGCACTGGCGGCTTCCAGGTCTTTGCGCAACGCAAACAACGTTGCCAAGTATCTCCATTAGGAAGCATGTGCCTCATAAGACAATGATCGTCTTTCTGGCCTTTGCCCTGCATGAAGCCCTGAATACCATTTCCACCTTTACGGTGGGTGCAATTCATCTGGTGCGCAGTCTCACCCTGAAGGGTAGCACGCAATGTCTGGCCGTTCTGCTTCGACTTCTGAGTCTTGTCTTGAATCTTCATAGACCGTTCGTCACGGAGCTGCTGCATGTTCTCTGCATTGAACTTGCGTTCTGCGATAGCTAGGGTACGATCTTCGAGTTCCGCTGCCTTTGCGGCCAACTCGGCTCTCTTGATTTCGAGTTCTAGCTGCTTGATTTCGAGATCAGCCGCTTCCACAGCGGAGAGCTTGACTTCCTTAACTTCGGGTTCCACTACTGATTTCTTTTTGGTATCTTCCATAATTCTCCTCTTAAACTGCTTTGTAGAAGTTGCGATAATCATATAGAGTGCGCAGATAGCGACTACTCGCGGGTCCGACTGGCAAACCGAATTCTTCCCTTACGGCTTGTTCCGTCAGAACACCTTTTAGGATCAACTGCAACAATACTGTGCGCCAACCCCTGTAGCGTGAATTCACTACTAGGCCGCGACTGTCAAATCTCAAAATCTCGAATTCCGTCGTCCATCCGGCCTGGACCCATCCAGCTATTTCCAGAGGACCGATCAGTTTGCGCTGCACGACCAACACGAGTTTGTCCGCGTGCGGGTGCTGTCTGTACCAGCACTGTATGCCTATCTGGCGAAGCCGGTTGATGAGTTCTGCGCTGTGCATCGGACGTCCAACGCGTGGCTTCACATCCGCATATTCTTTGGGGTCGATGAACTGATACTGCTTCGACATCGCCTGACTCATTTCGAGCTGTTCTGCCAAGGCTTCTTCATTCTGCTGCGAAGACTTGGTATGGTGCTTCTGGCTGTAGATTTCCACTTCTTTAGCCAGTCTCGGGTTCATTTTCAGGTCCATCTCACGAGCATAAGATTGCCATGGAGACTCTTCACTGGTATGCGTTCCCTTAATCTTAGGTTGTACTTGCATTTCTCTCCTCATTTTTGCTTTGTGGCCCCTCAAAGACCCCTTACAGGCAGTTTAAAGTGCCTTCAAGGAGCCAAAAGCCTAGAAACTAACCTAAACAGGGTAATTATTCCTGTATTTAGTCGGTCGTTAGGTGCCGAATGGCCTATTCCGCACACAACTATGGACAAACAACAAGCTGGAGTGGGTAATCCGACCTCTCCAAGCCCTCATTTGCCCTTATCTAGATCATCTCTATACTACTATTATAGCACAGTTAATTGTCTTTAGTCTCTTCACAATACTGTTTGAATAGCTCTGAAAGCGCCCTTTCAAGTTTACGGACATGTCTACGCATGAATCGTACTTCGCGCTTCAACTGCCCATTTTCCACTGCCAAATCCTCTTGGTGATCCATGTTACTCCTCTGTGTGCTCGGTAGCCTCTTCTTCGGGCGACTCATAACTTTCTTCGGCTTCTTCCTTCGAGAGTTTGTTTCCCTCGAAATAGCCCTCAACTTCAACTCCATTAAAAGTACAGCAGGCATTCCAGTAAACACGTGCATCCATCTGCTTACAGTAGGTATCCCGACGTTGCGAGTCAAGCTCATTGGCCTTCTCAGCGAACGGACAGACCTGACAACCGAACTTAGCCTTCTTGGAGACTCCATATGCAACACTCTCAGCCGTAGCAGCTTTAGGATTCTCTGCGATATCCAGTTCAGTATCGCTAGCACGAGGAATGTCCCACTTAGCGCATCCGCCTGCATTGGCGTCTATTCCAGATTCTGGCTTAATGATCGTACATTTGTCTTTGCCGTAAAACTTATTGCACCCACCACAGACATATTTACCTGTAGGATCAAATGTGGCCGGGTTTCCAGTAGTAATATCGGCATAATTGAACAATTCCGCAAATGTCAAACGGTGGCGTTGCTCATCTACTTCCCGCTTTGCGCGTTTATCATTGCCCTTTTCAGGTTCTGGCTGCTCAAATAAGCCATCTGACCCTCTTTTGGGCCTATCTATAATTCTTTCCGTCATTTCGGATTTGGGCTCAACCTTAGGGGTTGCCTTGGGAGCCTTCTTCGTACCTGTAGCCAAGCTGGCCATTGCATCGCGTACATCCGCCATCGGGGGCTCCTTTCAAGGGTGCAACGGCAGGGGGTTAACCTGCCGTGCGTTTAGATACAGTTACGGACCAACGACAACCAACACCGTGGCATAGATAAAGCCAGGAAGCAAGCTATTGCTGTTGACATTCTCATCAGTGGTAGCAAAACGCGCTTCGATCACGGCTTGGCCGGGATTCAGAGCGGTGATGACGCCAGAGGTAATGCCAACACTGGCAATGTTAGGATTCTGCGAAACAGCAGAGTTTGCGCCAGGGTTGTTGTAGCTAATATAATTGACAACATTAGAGTTACCAGAAGTGAACGTGGCATCGGCAGCATCTTCCAGAACAGCGGTCAGAGTGCAAGTAGCCGGAAAGCCAGTAGCCGACACGGAAAGCTGCACAGTGTACTCATTGCCAGTAATATTCGTAACGCCAGTGCCAGACAGTTCAATTACCACTGCCGTACCAAGAGCATCCGTAGGATTATGCGAAGGGGTCGGATTGGCCATTAAGGCTCCTTTAAATCAAATGTTACGGGAGGGTCAGCACGATCAAATTGCCAGTCAACGTAACCGCAGTCTGAGCCAAGCAACGACCGTGAACCGTAACGGTATCACCAACATTGATAGCGGCTCCTGCAAGTATGCTACCGTTGAATACGTTCGTAGCTCCAAGAGTCATCGACGTGCCCATTACCCAATAGACGTTCTTCGCCAGTGCTCCACCAGTCAGAATAACCTGACAAGTAGCGCCCGTGGTCATCGCCGTGGTCGCCTGGAAGACCCAAACGTCAGTAGCGGAACCGTTTAGCGTAAGATTCGTCGAAGTCGTGATGCTAAAAGTTGAAGTAGATCGATAGATTCCAGGACCAAGAGTCAATCCACCAAGATTCTTATCGCCAGCATAAGTGGTTCCAGGAGTCCGAGTGCTGAGATCTGCGTAAGCTGCCAAGAAAGCAGTGATAGCAGTTTCAGTCGGCGAATCATCGAGACTGTGAAGAACGAACGGAGAATCCACAACCGTCGGAGGAAAGTTATTGATTGCAGTGCGACTACCAACGTCAGACGCAACGTGAGCAGCATTGCCAGAAGTGGCGGCGCTACCAGTCGAAGCAGCGATTCCTAGCATACCGAAGTTACCAAGGCCAGTTAGTACTGGACCCGGAACGGGAGTATTCACGGTAACGGTAGAAAGAACCGTAGCATATATTTTGTCCACAAGAACGCTATTCGTTCCATCAAATGTTGCATACTGGACTTCGATTTCAGCCTGTCCAGTGGACACGGCGGTGATGATCCCACTCGTAGCGCCGACCGTGGCGATAGAAGGTGAACGTGAAACATATTGGGCAATATTTGAATTACCAGAAGTGAAGGCCGATCCTGCAACATCCTGTATAAGTGGGGTAACAGTGGTCGTGGTCATCCCGACAACACCAAGTGTTACGGTGTATTCATTGCCCGTAATCTGCGTAATGCCAGTGCCGCTCATACGAACTCGTGCAGCGGTCCCAATACCAGTCGTAGGATTGGGCTGAGGAGTGGGGTTTGCCATGAAGGCTCCTTAAATAAAAACGTACTGATTATGCAAAGGTCACTGCATTTTGGCTAATGACATTCCATTTTCCCGTATGCGAAACCAAGATAATACTGGACCCTGCGAATGCTGCAAAATGAGCCGTAGCGACTGCCGCTGAGCCACTATTTAGAGTATTTCCGGTGAAGGTAAGAACTGGGGTCGCTGTGTCGAATGTAGTAATCTCAATCCTAGTGTCATCAACTGAAGGGGCAGCAATCGTAAGCGCCGTAGCCACAGTGACAACATAATTAGCAGATCCAGTAACAGGAACTGCTCCATTGGCTACAATTGCGGTTAAAGGATTCAATGAACCACTGAAAGTAATTCCACCTAATATATCCAAAGTATTAGTAGGAATTTGAACATTGATTCCGATGCTACCAGTATCTGGACCATTTAGACCTGAACCATAAACAGTATTGCCAATGCTCATCTGGTTACTAGCAGTACTATCTGGAACAAATGAACCAACACCTATTGTGATATTCCTAGATCCTGTGTCAACATCATTAGTCTGACCAATAGAAACGTTATTACTACCAGTAGTAATTGCGATGCCTGCATTGGCACCCATAGTAGTATTATTTGCTCCGGTAGTAATCTGTTGTCCTGCACCAAGACCTATAGCAGCATTATTGCCCCCGGTAGTCAGTGCCTTAAGAGCACTATAACCACATGCTGTGTTCTTAACACCAGTAGTTGCAACTTTCAATGCTTGTGAGCCAACTGCCACATTCTGAAATGTTGTACAAAGATTTAAAGCATCAAAACCTACCGCAGTGTTCTCTGTGGGAGTCGTGAATATTCCAAATTCAGTTGTAATGGATTGTAATGCTCCTGAACCTACCGCAGTATTCTTGGTAGCAGTAGTGAGACTATGTAGAGCATCAAATCCTAATCCAGTATTATCACTACCAGTAAGAGAAAAGTTTCCGCTACCAGTACCAACAAATAGATTATCAGTACCAAAAGTACTTAGAATTGCAGCACCAGACTGTGCAACCGTTCCAACAGTTGGTGCACTACTAGCAGGAAGATTGACTGCTGTGGCAGGTCCAGCTACAGGAGCAGCAGGAACCCAACCACCAGTAGTCGGATTTCCAATATAAAGCAGATCATTAGCGATATCGACAGCCAAAGCTGGCGTACCGGGCACGGGAATCGTGGGTACGCCACGTGTTATATAATCATACGCCATCAGTTGTTCCTTTTAAAACTAAATCTTAGCTGATTACGACGTTCTGCAAGGAAACAACGTTCCATTTCAAACTAGGAGCTGAAACGAAGTGAACGGTCGCACCAGGAAACGCGGCAAAAGTTGCAACGTTGTGCGGTCCACCAGTGGTTCCGTCCTGGATCAGTCCAGTAGCGGTAATTGTGTGGGCGAACGCTGAGTCACTAGTCACAGTGATGTTCACACCAGCAGCCGTAGGAGCTGCAAGCGTCAAAAGATCCGCAGAAGTCTTGGTGATCGCGTAGGTAGCCGAAGAAGTCGGCGAAATCGCACCGTTAGCGGACAGGGTCTGCTGAACGCCAGAAGCGACATTGGTCCAACCGGCAGCGGTTGAGACATACAGACGACCGTTTACCACATCGGCCAATAGAGCCGGTGCAGCGGGTGACTGGACGGTAGGTACGCCCTGAGAAATATAATCAAACATGAATGTCTCCTTAAAAGGATAAAACTAATAGAAAAGGGAGCCGGTTAGGGCTCCCTATCTTTATTGCTGCTACACCAACTAAAGCAAATCTTAGCTGATCGCACTCGCGGCGTCGATGAGACGAATCCTGATGATCGGATCGGCTCCCAAAGAGGTCGTAAAGTGCACTTTATAAGCGGTCCAGCCTGGGATCAGGCCTTCCGGGTCCGCTACGCTAGGTGCCAAGCGTAATATTATTCTTATGGTTAATGATCTTGTTGCACTGCTCGATGAACCTTTCAGTAGTCAAAGTTAGTTTCATTCTATTGCATAAACTACAACAAGGAACTAAATTCTCTTTGACATATCCTACTTTATTATCAATTCGGTCTATTCCATTAGGAGCGATTTCCCCACAATAATGGCACGACAAACTAGTAATAGCTTCAAACTCTTCTTCTGAAATCAAAAACTCGTAATCTCTCTGCCTTGCATTTCGTCTGTAATCCACAATGCGTGGTTTGCGCTTTTCAAAGGCATCGACATCACGATATAAACACCCACAGCTTTGAACCTTACCGGATCTTAAAGACCCTCCAGTAACATTCTTCTCTTTACCACATTCACATTTACAACGCCATCTTGAACGTTTGTGCTTCGTTGGTAATTGAGCAATCACTGTTAATCTGCCGTATATGTTTCCAATCTCATCTACGCTGTTATAGGCGGGAAGACCTTTACGTCCATCCGTACCTTTTTGGCAATTCTCCACGGCACGTTCCCGCTTCAAACAACCACAGCTAAGCAGTTTACCCGACCGCAATACATGACCCAATGCGATGCGTTCTTGTCCGCAGTCACAAATGCAATTCCATTGCGCGAGTGTTTTGTTTCCTTTTTTAAGAGTTTCAGCTTTGGAGATCACGATCAATCTTCCGTAGCGGTTTCCTGTTTCATCAATATAAGTGCTTTTTTCCATAAGTTTAGACTATCACATATCCTATAAGGATGCAACTCGTTTAGTCGTTCAGGCTGCGTTAGCTTGCCCCCTGTTAGCATTTCAGCTTCCAAGTCAATTAGAGTTGCTTTATTTTTTACTGTAGATTTAAGCCTACAGACGCCACACCGAAGTTTCTAGCGTTTTGTACTATGGACGGTTTTATGTTCTGCCATTCGCCGTCGCCATAAGCGGTATCGCCCTGTGCGCCAAGCTTGATGCTGTAAACGCCGTCGCGCCCGAAGATATAGGTGCGAAGAGCGGTCAATCCGGTCACGGATTGGAAGTTAGGAGTCGTGGTGACGAGCTGCGATTGGAAGAACGCCACGCCAGAAGACGGGAATTCGATCATTTCAGTCAGGTCGGTAGAGATAAGATCTTCCATCTTGGCCAGACCAATGGAGGTGTGCTTCGCGATGTCGATGGGGCTGTTGTTGCTGTTGTCAGCAAGAACGTCACCAACGGCAAACGGGTGAATCACGCCACCGAACAGCTTGGTAGCTTCATCATACGGACGAACTGCACGGCCAGCCAAGCTCTGAACCGCATTACGAATCGCGGACAGGGACAGGGTCGTGAAAGCCGTCAACGAAGTCGCAGGCAGTTTCACGAGAACCGAGCTATCAATCGAAGGAGCGCCGTCAACCGTGGCGCGAACCACAGCGGACAACGACTCGCCCAAACGATACGCCATTTCCTTGGCAACGTTCTCAACGGTGTTGTCAATCGCGGTAGCGAGAGCCAAAGAAGAGAAGTTAGCGAAGTCGGCGTATTCGCCGATGGTGGCAGTCGTGTTCAGGACGTTAGCAGTGATGCTCGTTCCAACGGTGCCTTCGGTGACCTGAGTCGTGTTGGCAGCGAACGGAACGTACATGAACATTTCATATTGGTTACCAGACTGGACGGGCAGGTTCAAACGCTCTGAACAAGCCACGAAAGGAGTCTGAGCTTTCAAATTCTCACGGAATTTCGCGTCGTAGTACTTGCAAGTTGTTACTCAGCATGTCTATGCCGGAATTGAGCATTTCTGTCAATTTCATGTCATTATGGAACTATTCTGACATGTTCGGACTATCGTATCACTCCTCATAAAAGTGTCTTTTCGCTTAGTCTCTCAGCGTGCCTTTCGGCTTCGCCCTTCTTGGCATTTCAGCGTTGAAGTCAATTAGAAAAGATTTAAAGACCGCCAGTAAAAACGGTCGATTGCGGGAGGGTGTTGGTAGTGTTTGCAGCAGGAGTATAAGCCATTGTGAAATGGTTCCCTTAACGCAAAACAAGACCGTTATTGGCGGTTTGCTTGGCGCTTCTCAAATGCCTCTTTCTCCAATCGGTCGATCATGGCATCAAAACCCTTTACGGTCTTTGAGGCATGGAGCAATTGGGCGGAAGACATTCGATTGATTTCTTCCAACGTATAACCGCTCTTGGGTGGTGTGCCCACGCTTGCGGCGGACTTGTTTGACAAGCCAGATGCGATTGCGGCAGGACGGCGATTCGCAGGTTTCGGTTCAGTAATCCGACTGACTTCTTCCTGTGCCGGGACAATTTCCGGCGTTTGTGTCACGGGCTCAATAGGGGCTTGAACCGGGGCCACAGCCTCACGTATCATTGGTGCTTCAAGCAGCAATCCGGCTGCTTTTAGCGTATCGTATGCGTACTGGATGTTTTCTCTTACCATGGCCAACTTTTGTTTCAAGATCCAGTTGACAATGGTTTCAAGGTTTTCTCTACATGGGTAATAGCCAGGATTGTTGGCGACAAAGGCGTCGGCTTCAGTCTTGACTGTCAGTCTTTGATTCGTCTCTTGCATTTCTTGCAAGGTAGTACGGAGTACTTCAGGCTTCATGCCCAATTTCGCCTCGAACAATCTGTTCGTAGCGGCATCGAATCTTTCTGGGTCCAGAAGGTCACGCGAGAGTTCAACACGCTCATCAGCGGTCAATTCCTGGCTGCTGAATGTCGGCTGTTCAGCAAAGCGGCGTGCATTCTCTGGCATCTCTTCGGCAGGGTCCATCTGACCTAAGCGGATCTTCTTCGTCAGATTCCGGTTAAGCTGAATCAAATGTTTATTAGCTTCGGCAACCTTAGCAAGAACTTCTTCAGCATTACGGCCTTTGAATACTTGCTCACTGCCAAGCTTTCTTCCGTGCTCATCTTGGGGAGTATAACGATACTCAAAAGATGGCTCGGGAACTGCCACAGGGGCAGGGGCGATTTCTACTGGAGCTTCCACGACTTCAATAGGTTCGACTTCAACGGACTCAATAGGCTCATTGATTTCTGACATTAGAATTGCTCCTCTTCAAACTGTTGTTGCATACTGTTATCAATGTCTAGTAAACCCTCTGTTACATCCTGGGGTTTTTGATATATATTGTCTGCATTGAACATCATTATTTCTTCATTGATCTGGTTGGTGACGGATTCGTAAAACTGTGCAGCAGCCTTAGCCATCCGGTGGGCTGCAAGAACTTCTTCATCATTTGCCGGATTGGCATTCAGAAGGACAGTGATGTAAGCATCACACTTAGCTTTCATAATCTTTTGTAGTACTCGAAATCCATCAGATCTAAGCATTGAAAGTAGGCTAGTCCGATCACCATTAGTTATATGTTCTTCCACTTAATTCTCCTCAAAAGAATATCGGGCGGGTGTTTTAGATGTTCCCGCCAACCATCCCCATAACTATATTATATCATCGACTTAGACAACTGTACCCTCACCTTGGGAGCCCAATCCTTGAGTCTCACTAGGAGATCCCGTTAGAGCCTCTGATTTAGCATTGGCACCGGCTGCTTGCCTGACTAAATCGCGCTTAATACGGTTGTCATTCTGCTGATCTTCTAGTTGTGACTTCTGTTGGAACTTCTGATCCTGAGACTGTTGGGCGACTGCACCCTTAGATTGCTGCATAGCCTGCTGTGAAGCTGCTTGCTTTCGCTGGATCATCTCAGGAGTCATCGGTTTGATAATATCCTGTTGATTCTTCCATTCCGAAGACTGCATCCACATGCTCAGAATTGCCTTGTAGTCAATATACTCTTGTTGGTTTTCCGCCAGACTTTCCTGAATCTGTGGGTTCTCAAAGATTTGAGTAATCAACGTGAGCGACTGTGCCATCGTCTTCTTTGCAGCGAGACTTGCACCAGCTAATACTTCAAACTCATCTCTAGAATCCCAGAAATCCTGCATATCTAGGTTCTTAATTAATTCCTTACCAACTTCTTCACCTAGTATTTCAACGATTTCCTTGTCCGCTATGTATTCAAATACGAGTTCATCAAGGATATAAAGGAAAGGTTCAAATACCTGTTCAATGAAGTTATCCAAAGGGCCATCTAAGCGTGTGGCTGAAGCGCCCGCGAGGGTAGCTGCACCACCTGCTGTCCGTCCCATGCTGCTGCGTGGACCGGCTGTGGACCCTTGAACCAGCATTTGGTCGGCTCCTGAAGAGCTTTCCGTTGCCTGTTGGTTCTCTTGAAGTGCTTGCCAAACCTCAGGCGGAACTCGTGGAGTTTCCATGAGTTTATATGCCTTAGTGATATCTCCATCGACTGTCAGCATCTTACCTAGGCCGGTTCGGATCATTTGTGTTGGTGAATTGGCATCTCTGCTACGCAGATACACTGGATTTACACCAAAACTAAGAATCTTCAGGATAGCATTGATCGTTCCTTGGTCAACACGTTGGTTCTGACCTACGATAAGGCCCAGACCCATGCCGTAGAATGCCTTAGGGCGATTCCACCAGTTTGAGCTAAGGAATGGTATCTTCTTGAACGGATTATCCCCTGTGAAGAGAACTTTTTTACGGTCAAGTACCAGAATCTTACGCTTTTTATCCCAGTACTCCATAACCTCTACCTTGTTAAGTAGCAAATCAGGACTTACTGTGATACTTACTTGCTCTGAGTGAAGTACAACACCTTCTGTATAAGTGGCTTGAGTGGATGCGAGCAATGGTGCGACACCAAGAGTGCTATTTGGCATCCAGAGACTTTGTAAGTCAGCGGGCCAATCCCATCCCTCGATAGTCACACCATCTTCATCTACGCTGGACTTTTGAAGGTCAAGCATCTGGTAGTAATCCATATAGCGGATATCCACCACAAAGTCAGCCTTGCGGATATCTCCTACTTCGACCTTGGGGTCCACAAGGACCTTATCCAACGGTCTGTGCTCAAAGAATGGCCTAGGAACCATTGTTACGGTTCTTTCGATATCTGGAGCATCATCAGTGATAATCGTTTCTGAGTCCTGCTGTCCAACTGGACCAGACTTCAGAACAGCCTTAGCTGCCTTTCGTTTCTTACGTTCGACTTCAACGTACTCTATGCCCCACTTATAGATAGCAGTGCCAAATAATGCTTTGTTCTCCATGCCCCACTTGACTTCACGCTTGAAGTTGCAGGCATCCAGGAGATACGCGAACAACGCCGTTTTAGCTTCGGTCGTGTTCTGGGAAGTTCCGGGACGTGGACGCAATGCCAACGGCGGATCTTCGTAAAATAAACCCTTGTACAACTGAGGAACCACAGAGTTGCAAATCTTAGCGACGGTGAACCGTTGCACATTGGGTTCGAGGACGTAAGTATTCTCATATGTCGAAAGTGGTCGCGGCGATTGGAATAGAAGCATTCATGTTACTGCTAGTTAGCAGGTCAAACTATTTCTAGTTGACTCTTATGGTTGTAATTCCCATAAGATCGGACTATCGCATAACCCTGTATTGGGTTTTCACTCGCTTAGTCTCTCAGGCTGTGCGAAAGCACTTGCCCCTTGTTGGCGTTTCAGCGTTCAAGTTATCAGAGTGAATTTAAAGCGGACCATCTTGTCTAAAATCCGCGTCTCTCCACAATAATGCCCAAGATTTCTGAGAAATGTATGCCTCGGCCTTTGCAGCCGAACCCACCACCAGAGCAAGGTCACCACTAAGAGTTTTGATTTCCCCTTCCTTACCGTAGTCTTGTTCAGTAAGGTTGCGTCCGGCGTTGCCGTCGGATTCTAATGGGTTCATGCAGTACCCTCCAATTTCATTTTACGTTTTCTTTCTTGGAAGGCCAGATTAGCCTGCCGAATCTTTTCCCTAGTTTCGGGAGATACTTCGTGTCCTTTATGTGCCCGTGACATGTTCACTCTCTGCTCGGGAGTACGTGTACCCATCTTTTTGCCCAGTTTTGCGATGCTTAATTTCTCTCGGTGCTCTTTGGTCTTAGGGATTCCGGTGCCCGCTTTGCTCATCTTGGCTTTTGTTTCTTCGGAATGCTTTCTACCTCTTCCCGCTTCTGCGAGTTTGGCACGCCATTCAGGAGTAAACTCTCTCGTGTACCCGAAAGACCCTCCACCGCCTGCTGCAACGTTATAACCAAGCGCCTTATCTTGAGAGTTCATGACTTTTATGAAATATGTCTCAAGGCGGTCGGTTAATAACTTCGTGAGGCTCTTATCCTGTAAATCCAATTGAATCAACGGCTCAATTACAAAGGCCGATTCTCCATATTTACGCAAAGCATTGTAAAGATGGGGTTTACGAGTGTTGGTCTTAGACTTCAAAGAGCGCGTGTAATCAGCGCGTAGGTATCGCTTCAGGTTCGTACCGGCGTGTTGACCGACGTAAACCTTCCCATTAACTCGGTTTGTGATGAGATATATGAACATAAACCTTAATTATAGCACAAATGCACGTTTTACGTACTGAATACGTAATGCTTTTTGTTGCGTTTCATCAATACTTATATATAAGTATCAACACTTTGCAACAAATAGAAAAGGAGGACCGATTGGTCCCCCTATACTACTATTATACTACATCTTTTTTGCAGGAGCCGTAGGCGGTGCAGGCCACGCGGGCATCTTGTGAATTTCCAGGCCGGTCGAAACAGCAGCGGTCTTGGGATACGCGGGCATCTTCTTCATTCCATCGGTGGACACGGCTTCGGTCTTCGGGAATGCAGGCATCTTTTTAACGCGAGTTCTATCATTCATCATTGAGGGATTCTCCTAAATATATACTAAATAAATTTTATGGTGAAAAAACAATCGGCTGAGCCAATCGTCTTGGTGGGACCAGTTGAACTATTACAAACCACAATACCTGCTCCGAAAGTATCTCCGAATGTGTGCAGATCCAATGAAAAGTTGGAAGTGGCAGCGGCGGTAAAGGTGTAAAGCGGCACGCTCGTATCGGCAGGAACCGTTGCGGAGTCAAACACTTGGATAAATTGGGCACTTGCCTTGGAATTATATCCTTCTACTCTAAAGAACGTCCCACCAGAAGCCTTGGCTATATGGCTATTTTCGTAAGTTGCGGAACTCGCTCTAGATAGATTTTGGTAGGTACGGAAAGCAATTGACATATTCTATTCCTTTGATTCTAAAAGAGATCGGCGAGCGGGTCCACATCATGAACCACTTCGGTAGTGCCTTTCATGGCTTCAAACTGAGTCGAAGGATGGTCATCATGGGCCATGTTGCTATTGTTTGCATCGTGCATAAAATATTTGCCCATACCATAGATTCTATTATAGTTATCCTTGGCTGCGGCTGCTTCTTGGTCTTCCCTGATATCCATTGGCTTCTGTTGTCTGGTTTCCATGTCAGCATAGGGACCGAAGTGCTGGACCATTAGAGAGACGCCCGAGACAATGTCATCATGGGCTGCTGTGCCTTGGCCGAACCTTTCGAGTTCTTCGTAGATGACTTCCAGATCTGCACAGCCCTTTGAGAAGAACAGACGTTCATCTCCAAGAAGCCGTAGGACTGGCTGAGCCTTAACCTGTTTACTGCTGGCTGCACTGCCTTTGCCCAATCCTATATATTCAATCGGAATCAGGATGCGGAGTTTATCCAACTCTCTGCGGGTTTCCTTGCCCATCCATTTAACTCCTACTGAGTCTTCCATGGCAATGCGCTTTGGTTTCCACTTCATGGCCATATTGGCGATCATGACAGGCATTTGGTATTCATTGAAGCGCCCACGGTTCATATCAATGACATAAAAGCGGCCTGCATGGATCAAACCAACCATAATGACGGTGTAATCTGCCCAACTCTTCAAAGAATAAGCCACATCTACGACCATCACTATATTGCCTTGTTGCGGCAACTGTTGGTGATCCACAGTTCGACGTACCAGCAGTTCTCGTGGGAACTTCACCTGATGGATCAAACGGGGATTATTCAGATACTTGATGGCGAAGTGTTTATCGCTCTTTTGTATCTTCTTTAACTTCTTGAAAGGCAGTCGTTCAGGGAACCAAAGTTCATAATCTTCTTCTTTGCATTCCGCTTCGACTTTACCTGCCTTATTGGCCGCTTCAGTCAGCCACCAACAGGCGCGCACATAAATGCGCATACTCGCGGTGCTATTGAATCGTCCTGATGCGATAGAACCTATTTGCAAATTCTGAGTATTCTCTTCTTTAACGAGATCATCATCATACTTAAGCATCTGCCCATATAAGTCAGCATCATCATACCATGTTCCAATGTAATCAATGAACCCATATGGATGTAACATACCTTTACTTATACTGACCTGCTTATTGACTTCTTCCATACGGGTCGCTGTATTACTGTTCTCGTTGGAAACAACGTCATCCAGCTTTAAAATGCCGTAGTGAAGTCCTGCAAGGGTCTGTTCGATACTCGCGGCCATAGCTGTTGGCTCTTTGTCGATTGGAGCGCAGGCATTGGTCTGGAATTCAGTCGAAAGGCCATCATCAGGCATAATGCAGTGCTCTACGAACAATGATTGGAATAAAGAAGGCATCCATTGGCCAGTTGCTTCATTCCTGAATGACTTTATTTCGTATTTCTTCTTGCCCTTCTCGGTTTTAACACGAGATTCCACCATCTTGAAGTGCTCTTTAAGCTCTCCGATGAACATCGACGCCAATTTCAGTGTGGCCGTCATGATTAGTACAGTGATTTCAGGGAAGCAGATAACCCATTGAACGCAGTCTGCGATGTCTAGGGATGACTTAAAGCCACCACGCGGGGTCATTAGGAGCCCTTCCTTCTGCCCTTGGTAGGCATCGGCGAAGGTTCGGAAGCTCACTGTCGGGTCTTTGCTGATGAAAAATCTGTTACAGATGTCCTCATGAGTCTTTAGGGTCGTTTCGTTATACTTAACTAAGAGTTTACATAGGAAGTATAGGTTGGTCTGGGCCAGAAAGCGGTAACGCAGGGCGTCCTTGATGTCTTCTTCAGTAAGAGCCTTAACTCCAAGGGCCTTTGCCCAAGACTGTTGGACTTCCTTTTGCTGTTCTGGGGTCAACCGTTGGAAGGACTTGACTGCCAGCTTGAATCTCTCGGTTTCATCCAGATCCTTGTATTGATAGTTAGGATTGGTCAGGCATTCCTGATACGTGATTTTCAACTGGTCAACTGTCATGATTCCCTATTTCACTATGTCTTTAAACTTCTGTACAAACTCTTTTAGTTCTGATACTTGCTTTTCTAGTTCAGCAATTCGGCTATCTCGTTGGTCAACTACAGTTATTGGCCAACTCAAATATGGCGGATTATAGGGCCAGTTTGGGACATATGGGTTGTAAGGTTGGTCACCTCCAAACCCTGTGAAAGGTATATAGCACATCTTTTTTAATCTCCTCCAACACGAATATCTGCCCAAGAGGAACCGCGTTGGCGACTCGACTCTTGGGCACGTTGTGGGCTGCTGTAATGCGGGTCTATATGGCCATCAGCCATTCGGACTCTCCGCTCGCACTGGGCGTTACAAGCTACAGCATGCCAAACTGGAAGGAAAAGCATGCGCACTGCCCACAAACTCTAAAACTATTTCTTTTTCGACTTAGGACCGCTATGCTTGAAGCCTGACATCACTGAGGCAAAGTTTGCCATCTTGGAAATATGTGAATTCTTGCTGTTCTTAGCTGCGGCGATCTTGGATTCGGGAATCTTCTGATCCCGAGGAATATTTAAAGCGTCGTGAAGGCCCCCGTGCTTCAGCTTGTGAATTGCACGGTAAAGTCCTGGATTCTTTGCTTTAGCCATTACATTCCTCCTGCGGGCGCTGCTCCTGCCGGTGCTGCTGCTGCGGGGGCTCCAGCGGCTGCTGGCATTCCGGTCTGTCCGGCATCTGCGGCTTGTTCGCTAGGTCCAGGAGTGGTCATATGTTCGGTCATATGGTCCATCATCTGATCATCTGATCCCGTGGCGTGCTCTTCTGGAGCATGCGAGGGGTGCGTGTGATGGTGCGTGATAATGTGCCCACCGGACTTGCCCTTTTTCACTTCGATGTGCTTGATTTCTTTCTTGGGCTTTTCTTCGTGGTGTGCTCCACCCATACTGTCCATTGCTGATTTATGATCCATGTCTTTTCCTTTACATACGAGAGTAATTGCTTTTAACGTAGTGGAGCATGCCTGTATTCGGGTTATACTTAGGATACAGTTTCTTGAACTGTGCGATCCCATGATGAGAACCCATTGGCAGGTCTTTAATGTGTCTAAGGTATAGTAGTACTATACTTGGTGAGCGGCTTATACCTCTATTGCAGGCTACCAGAACTCGGTCACCAGCATCCAAACGTTCCTGGATGAACTTCAGTGCAGGATCAATCACTTCATCTCTAATGTAGTGTGGCTCATCTGCATCTATGAGATTCAATGCCATATGGTTCTCAGTGGGGCGTGCGTAGAAGTAATCCTTATCCTTGGGTGCTGAGCGGCCAGTGTAGCCTACTACATCTCTATGACCGCCCTCACAATCCCTACACGCACGGCAGAATGACCAACCCGGTTTGTCTTTACGCTTATCGTAATCTTCATCGTCGCCGATGTATAGCCGGTTGATTATCTCTGTTGCCATTTGTCCTTTTTAGCGAACCACGCAGGCCGTCTCCGCGACTACGGAAGCTGTTCTGCCGGTGTTATCTCCATCAAGTTGAAGGCCAATATTAAGTGCCGTAGCTCCAGGATACACATTAGGAACCCCGATAGTGGTGTAGCCTAGCGTGTGCCGTACTCCCGCAATCCATATTGCAGTATAGGTAAGATGTGTCGAAGTCAACGCAATTTCTGTCATAAATTCATATGAGACATATGAAGGAGACGTGGTTGGCGTAAAACCGACTGAAACTCCAGGTTGCCATGCTCCTAAACTATAATCAAATACACGGACTTGCTGACTATGTAGCAGCCACTGAATTCCTGCATCAAACACTGTGCCATTTAGCGTAAACTGTAAATCAGTTTCAACTGCCACTAGATCATCTATCGCTGATTGCGTCACAAATGTCCAATTTGTACCTTGGCTCATGAACGTCACTGGAGTACCAGTAACCGCTTGTTCGATGAACAGCGTATTATAAGGCTGTCCTGCCGCTCTAACTACCGGAGCAAACGCTATAATCGTTTCAGCAGGAGCGTTATCCCTAAGTGTAGGGCAAGTACCGTGCAAACCATCTGGGAGAGAGTTAGGACCGCCAGTATCCCCGGCATTTTTAGGTGCGAGCCATTTCCATGGATTAGGAATTATAGGGGATGGATTTGTTAATACTTTAGAAAAATCAAGTGCCATTTATTTATTGTTCCTTAATATCTACCGACTCAAATACGGACTTAAGAACACTGGAAGTGTCCTCAACCGTCTCTTCATCATCTTCCAATAAGGCGTACATGTTTGGTTCTTTTCCATTAGCTTTCCCGCTGAAAACCTTCTCTGTGAGTCGTAGGTATCGCTCTCCAAGAGGTGAATCCTGATGGTCTAAAGCTAGGAGCAACATTTCGCAGAGTAACCTATGCCTAGGCAAAAGTCCGGGTTCATTCGCCATCCGGTTCAAGTTGCGACTATGTTTTACGTCTTTTCTCAAAGTCGCTCCTATACGTAAACGATGCTGGTACAAAGACAAGAATTAGCTACCCAGAAGCGCACTCTGGTCTTGCGGTCATTGGTACTACAGATGCCCAATATACTATGACCGATAGCCAGCAGCGCCTTGTAATCCGATGGTGACGGTGCAGCATCCCAATTAGGATGTGAGTGGATGTCACCTACAATGTCCAAACCTAATCGTTCAGCCTTGTCCTTCACTCTTTGGTATTCTTCATCGTGCCATTGCACAGACGCCGTGGTCTGCTCCGCATAACTTTTGGTGTACTCCATACTATTTACTGTAACCGTTCCACCAACTACTGATCCGATTAGCAATGCCTCTATCTCTAGGTCCGTGTTCCTAGCCTTGGATCTGAAGTAGTTTAATTGATTCCTTTTTATCTGAACGATTATCTCTAGCATGGCACCCTTCCGCTTTACTAGACAAATAAAAAATGACGCACCCAATTAAGGATACGCCATCTTCGTTTGGTTGCCGTAAAACGGCTGTGGACTAGTGTTTCAGTCCCAATTTTGTGAGTGGTAGGTGGGACCCGTTTTAAGGGTTCGACCACCTATCCTCGGTTTGCCGTTAGAATACGGCTGTGGGCGAACTGCCTGTTGCGCCCCAACTTGTGGCTCAAATCTTGTGGGATGAGCGAATGTTATGCATTTCTATACGAGCTTCCAGACTCGCTACTCTGTCTGACAATTCCCTAACTATGTGGTAAAGATCCCATATGAAGGGCTCCGTAGGCTCAACTTCTGCGGGAAGTTTCTCTGTAGTAGTCTCTGCGATCAGCTCTTCAACCGGAGCGACTGCAACATCCGGATCAGCCCATTCTCCGATGCTCGGTGGAATGCTTAAATCTATTTGAGCCACTTCTTCGGCGACTCGTTGCGTACCTGATACGCCTTCCTCAACTTGATCCGGTCCCATACTATTGCCTACTTGTCTCGGTCTAAGACTATTCGCTGTATTGCCTGCGCGCATAATTACTCCTAATTTAAAGAGGAGCCGCTGACTGTGGAAGGAGCCAGCGGCATTTCAGCTAAGGGCTACAGTTGAGGTTTGTAGCTGAGGAGTATTAGCCTACCTCGCAATATAAGTAGACCAGTATCGCGTTTGGTAGTCGCAGGGAGCACCCTTGGTATTCTTATAAGGCCCTACGTCTTTATTTCCTCTATACTTATATTGTACTACGAACTTTTGTCTATTAGGCCTAAATAACTTCTAACTAATTGATTCTAAAGAGATTAAATCATTGAAGAGAAGCTTAAATTCTCACTATGACTATATGATATTCTCCAACCTTGAATATAACTCGCCATGGTTCCGTGTCCGCTGCTGCCGTTGCCCGAAAACGAGCCTATATAACGGTCGCTATAGGAATCAGCGTATGGGTTGGTTCTCGCCAGGACCATTACCAACCTCCACAGTTACTGAAGTCGGCCTGCCTATACGTCGAACTTGCGCTGCTAACCCAACCTTCTGACCATGAACTAAACGGCCTGGAAGGTCTATAGGGGTTATACTGTAATGTCTTCCAAATGCGAGCCATTAGAACCATCATAGCCTCCCACATCGACTGGAATTGCAGTTATGGGACACTGACACACAGCCCGACGTAAGTTGAAGGCTGAAGAATGACCATCACAGCCCTCCACAGAAACTTTTGTAATGGGCTCTACCGCAAGCTGACCCTGCATAATAGGTACTTTGGCTACAGTACCATCCTTCATTTACGGATCTTTTCCATAGAGAACTGCGACTAATTCCTATTACTGATATGACCATATCCTTATATTAACAAAGTTAATAAGGTCTGTCAAGATAAATTATTTTCAGAAAACACTTGACATTCACAAAAACTCATGTTATTCTAGAAGTGTAGTCAAGAAAAAGCCTCTGTAGCTGGTCAGATCCAGTAATACAGGGGAGCCCGAAAGGGCTAAATGTACAAGGGCTTTAAGGCTTGGGTCGGGATAAATACTGACTAAGACAAGTCATCACACGCTGGAGAGCGAACCCTTTACACGTACTGAGTACGTTGACCTTAGGTGGTCATGTCTCCAAACCAAAAGCAGTTGCTGCATACGGGTAATGCTTGTGCAACCAACTGAACACAGTTCCGCCACACGGGTTGAACGAGCCTTCGGGCTTCTTCAAAAGTGCTGGAAAAAGAATAAATCGGAAACTCAAACTGGAACGGTGTAAAAGCCGGGAACCTAGTAGCGTGACTGTAGTAAGAGCGGATAATTAGAATCCGTGGGAACCGATCCAAAAGAGACGCCTTCAGCAAGCGATGGCCGCGTGAAAGCCGGGGCCAGTGGTATAAGTTACACAATCGCAATAGAGAGCCAGACAAGTGTTACCCGTTTGGTGCGGAGTTGAACTCCAAGAAACATCTCGTAGCGTGCAAAAGCTTTGGAACACACACTGCTTAGCTAAACTTGTACTGGGACGTTGAAATCCACGTAAATCGGCCTAGGACATAACAGATCTATAGGCTAGTTTACAATCTAACGATAAGGCATTACCGCTTCTACCATCATCGTGCAATAAGTACATGGTGTGTCGATCTGAATACAGAGCAGGGGATAAGACCTAAGAAAAGGGCAACCACTGAGAGACTGTATATCCAGAGAGAAACGGTACCCTATTGCCCTGACGGTTCTTTACAGACTCTAATGTTCTAATGTTAGTATTATACTTGACACACAGTATATGATGAGATAGGCTCTGCATATGAACCTTACTACAAGACAGATACGAAGAATGCCATCAACACCTTGCAACTCCCATAATAGAGGCTATTACCGAAGTTGCTATACTAGTTATTGGTTTTTTAGTAAGAGTGATTCAAACTATTATAGTGCTTGTGGAGGTTGGTAAATGATTGAAGGCCAAGAGTTTAAACAGCTAATATTGAACCCACCAAACAATGTAACACTGGTTGTGGATGGGAAGAGTCTTGGTCAGATGGCAAGTTTTCTTGACCGAGTTACGGACGTGGGCTTCGATATTGAAACGAATGTAACCAACGACTTCTACTGGCGCGGAGTGCGTACCCTTCAATTCGGAAACAAGGATGAGCAGTATGTCGTGGACTTACTTGCGTTCGTGGATGGTAACGGGGAAGTATTAGCTAACAGTCAGGGTCATTATGGGAAAAACATGACACAGGGACTCAAGCTGGTGCTGGAAACTTGTGACTCGGTACTCCTTTCTAATCAACACATTAAGCTAGGAATCAACCTCTCATTTGAAGCTACTCACATGTACTGGAACTTCGGCAGAAGGATCTACGGACTGTACGATGGTATGTTAGCAGAACGCTGCATACGCGCAGGAGAGATAAGTCTAAAGAAGTACTCAGAGTTCTCCATGGAAACGCTTATGCAGAGGTACTTCGAGGTCCAGATCGATAAGGAACTCCAGACATCGTTCGATCTTCACACGCCATTGACTCCTGAACAGATACAGTACGCAGCGTTGGATACGCGCCTACCTTTTGCCATACGCACTGCACAATTGCGCCTAGCGCAGAAGGACGGACTGTTAGAAGTCATCCAGTTGGAAAATGATGCTATCGGAGCGTTCGTGGATATGCACGTTCATGGCCAGAACCTTAACGTTGCCAAGTGGACTGCCAGAACGGATGCTAAGAAAGCAGAATTGGTAGAAGTGATCGCCGCAATGGACAAATATTTCATTCCAATTGTGGGAGATAAAACGAAAGACATTGTAACTAAGGAACAATCCGATGAACTTCATGCGCAGTGGAAGGCGCTTATGATTGTTCCAGCTAATGAGGTTAAGTTAAAGGGCGAGGTACGTAGACAACAAGATCCTGAACGTAAAGCCTTGTTACGTAAAGCATTAGACATGCTAGAGACAGCCCGTAAGGAAGAGAAAGAGAACATAAAAGGGATTCAATCGGTTATTAGCAAGCGACTGACATTCTTACGTAAGCTACTGCCGACATGTGAAGGTCAGGCACTAATTAACTATTCATCTACGGATCAGTTGTTGACCGCATTGAAACAAATGTCAGGACTGAGCAAGCTGAAAGACACGAACGATGACTCCTTGGCAGATTTCGCTAAGATCCCTGTTATCAAGTTGTTACGAGACTTCCGTTCGATTAATAAGGAAGTGGACACCTATGGCATGACGTGGGCTACTACCTGGATGACTGGACCGAAGAAGGAAGAAGGTTTCCTGCACCCAGGCGACGGTAGACTCCACAGTGAATTCAATCAGTACGAAGCCGAAACAGGCCGAACGAGCAGCAGCAAGCCGAATGCTCAGAACATTCCCAAGGGTAAAGAGATTCGGGAGTGTTTTGAAGCGGATGGTCCGAATCCTGATATACAGATTTCCATATGCTGTGAATCTGAGACGACTTTTGACACGGTTATGAACGAAGGTCCGAGATGTTTGACTTGCAGGCAACTTTGTCAGACTAAGGCAGAGGATTACGTATTGATTACGTGTGACATGTCAGGCGCTGAACTTCGCATCCTGGCAGAATTGGCTAATGACAAAACCTGGATAGAAGCGTTCCAAAGGAATGAGGATCTACACTCTATCTCAACTGCTATTCTATACGCCCAAGAATGGCCTATGTTGGCCACGGACGCCTGCGGGTACTACGCACTACAGCCTAATGGTGAAATCAAGAAAGGCAAGTGCGGCAAGGGTTGTCCGCAGCATGAAGACCTACGCAACGGCACCAAGTCCTGTACCTTCCTGTTAGTGAACGGTGGCGGTCCCAATAAGCTGGCCGTGGATACGGGTAAGACTGTAAACGAGTGTAAAGACATCATGGAGAGGCACCGCAGGGCATTTCCTAACATCTGGAACTACCTAGAAGACGCAGGCAAGCGTGCGAAGATCAAGAAAGAAGCCAGAGACTTCTTCGGACGCCGTAGGATCTTTCCTAATCCGAACTGGGAGACAGCCAAGAAGTATGCGACGGAAGCTGTTCAGGAATCGGCCATTAGTAAGTTCATAGAAGAGAACGAAAGGAAGCCAAAGAAGGACGAGAAGATAGAACTGCTAAAGGTACAGCCTTCGGATGGTCAGATCCAGAAGGAATACCGAGGACTTCTAGGAAGCATTGAGCGCCAGGGTAAGAATCATGAGATTCAATCGGGTAACGTCTCAATTATCAAGATAGCCGTAGGTTCAGGATTCGATAAAGATGGTAAACCGTTTCTTTTCCATGTGTTACCTAAGTATAAGGCACAGTTTAGGAGCATGATACATGATGAACTAGTGATCCACGTTCCTACGCAATACGCGGAAGAAGTTGCAAAGCATATTCAGGATTGCTTTAAGAGAGCCGCTGCTGTTAAGATGAAGCGAGTAGAGATGACTTCAGAGTACAACGTATCGAAAGTTTGGAGCAAATGATAGTAGCATTTTTCTGGACTAGGGCGAGGTTGCTCAAATACTCCACGAGCGGGGAGCTGTGCAGTTTCGGGTCATGCTCTAATGGAAGGGGTGACAGCACTCATGAGAAGTATTCTCGTTCCTATTTTGCGTTCTCGACTTGTGGAGGTTGGTAATGAATCTAGTGACTGCCTTTCGTATATGGGATCTGGGAAGTTCTTACCCAAGACTTGTTAAAAGCTGGTGCGGAGATTTTCCTATGTCAAAATCTTTTGGTGTACGTTATAGTGCCCCCTGGTGATTCCGCTTGACAATCGGCCTGTGATCTGGTAATCTATAGATAGTTGAGGAGATAACTATGTTTCTATTTGCATTGTCGGGTTTGGCGCTAACACTATTGGTACTCGGATGGGACGCGATTGATGTCTCTACGGCTGTGCCTGCGGCCTTGATTGTTTACGGTATAATAGGATTTGCGTTGCTTATTGTGGCATGCTGCACACTGGTCAGATACCTGTGATCCTAACCGCTGCATATCGATACTATTGGGCATCTATGGAGTTAATGGGTGATTGGATGAGCCGTAGTAGCCATCAGTTTACTAGCAGTATTATGTATTCCCGCTCTTGTAGTACTGAATTTTTTAGTAAGAGTAGTGGAAGATGATCTTAAACATCCCATACCGACAGTGGTACATTGATCGCAGACCGTCATGGTTTATGTGGAGTCGCACTAATTCAGAGTTTACTAGTTATATTAGAGACTCTCATGACAGCGGTCGTTTCGCAAGATCGGTCTGTCATACGGCCTATTACTTTAGCGAATGCGGTGGAAGATGATACTAGTAGCTCCTTTTCGGATGTGGATTCGTGATCCAAATATTAGATGGGGTCTTAGCAATTGGACAAGATGGAGCACTTGTGGAAGTTATAAATCTGTGAACTATCCCAATCTGTTTAGTTACAGTAGTGGGCACCGATAATCCCAGGTCTAAATTCCTGGACGCCTCTAAAACGGCGTATACGGTACGTATCTGATGATTCGCCGGAATTGGAGATAGTTGTGAGGTCTATGATCCTAAGCATCCAAATGCGCAGAGATAGTTACATTTACTGCTTTTCCAATGGCTATGCGCTGAGCTATAGTACGTTCAATAAGAGCTACAGCAACACATGGCCACTAAGCTATTGCGGAGGACTATGATACTAAAGAACTGGATGAGGCACGATTATCCGAGTAGTTGCGGCGAGGATTACACGGGACGGTCATGTAGACATTCTTATAGTAGCTTTGCATGGAGCAGTATGAGTCAGTACCAAACCGCTGGCTATAACGGAGATCAATGGCTGAGTTACTGCGGTAGAGAGTAAGAGAGTAAATATGATACTATATACATTTGCGGCATGGCCAAGTAAGAGTTGCTTTAAGGTCTGTAGTCTTACTGGAGATGGCGGATATGCCTTTAGTTTCAGCCACCAGCATATTATGAGCAGAAGTTCCAACTACCGCGAGAGTATGAGTGGTGTCGTGTGATAGTCATGCGCTTCCAGAACTTCCGTAGATGGAGCCGAAGTGCCATGAGTCTGTATTCCTACAGTCCCTGTCGGTCAAGCTGGTCATCGACCCTTATATTCAGTAAGAACGTAGATTGGGCGGCGAGCAGAAGCAGTAATATGTACTCTAGCATTTCAGGAGATGTCAAGTGATACTATTAAGATACAGCTCATTTTATTGGCTAGTACCACGTGACTCCTGGGAGTATTATTTTGACTTAACTAGCCGACATTTAGGCTATCTAAATGGTGCTAGTAGTGGCTTCGAGAACAGTTGGACACTGGGCCATTTCAGGAGCAATAGTGGCAAAGAAGGCTTTTGATGATTCTGTCATGGACACCGTGCCCCTATGGGCAGTATAGTCACGCAACCGACTCACGCGGAAAAGGCTGGTGGAGGAGTAACTCCTGTGGCAATCGTAAGAGTAACGCCGGGTTTAGCGGCGGATGGTTTAGTCATAGTAGTGACTTCTCGGGCAGTGTGGGATTCGTTATAAGGACGTTCTAATGATTCTAACTAGAAGACAATGTCCTTATGGCACGGTGAGCGTTTGTGGAGAACACGCTAGCGGTCCGGCTTGCTATCTTAGTTGCAGTGGGTATTATCATAGAAGTTACATAGGTCTTGGTTGGCAAGTGGGTATGTACAGCACCAGTAACTATATGTTCAGCAGCCGTGGGTTTGTTAAGTAGGAGCTAACTATATATGAACCTGATTCCGATAACGATTAACTTTGTCATGCAGTCTAGAACCTATAAGTACTATATTACTGGTTTGAGTAAATCCGCAGGATTTCGCAATGCCACCGGGATGGCTAGCTTTTCAGCAGGTCTATACACAAGTACGAACTGGCTGAGTTTCTAATGGAGGCACTATGATTCTAATAAACCAGTACGTTCGATGGCTCTGCCAGGATTATATGGAATTCAGTAGATCTAGCGAATGGACCGCAAGTGACCTTTCCCATATTTATAGTACATCTTGGAGTGACGGATGCATAGTTAGTCGTGGCTTTACCAGATACTAAGGCTGAGGAGATCTCTAATGATTCTAATGAATATGTTTTCCAGATTCCTTGCCTCTTCGTCAAGTACATTTTTAAGTTCAAGGATTGACTCAGAGTGTACAAGCGCATGCGCCGGTATGCATGTAGCGTTCAGTTCTAGGTATTACCGTAGCTACCAAGATATTAATAGATGGTAAAGAAAGGTAAGGGCTTGTAAGGAGTTCTAATGATTCTAATAAATAGGTTCACACATCATTTCATCCGTCAGAACTTTTGTGGGCTATCGAGTGGGATGTGCTTCAGTGAAGGTAGTCCTTACTGGGAAGGTAGCCGGTCTTCTCGCTCACTTATCAGTCTTGGCTTTAGTACCAAGTACTAACTCCCTGTACCGTCACCAAGCTCCACTATAAACCCTGCCTATGATACTTCATATATTCCTATAGCCCTACCTATAAGAACCCTCCAGAAGACACAAATCCCTTCCAAAGAACTGCCTTGTTCATTAATTGCCTACGTTCATGCCACATGTACATCCGCCTAAACTGTACAAGACCCCTCACAATAGTATAAATTTTACATACGTATACCCTCGCGTATGTAGGTCATAGGGGACCCAATAGAAGGGACGAGATCCTGCCAGATTTGACATTCCAAATTGACATGTCAGATAAACGTATAGATTTATCTTGCAGGTGGGGTTTACGTACTGATACGTATCTTATTGGTTCTATAGGGGTATAGTCACTACATAGTAATATGGTACCTAAATGCATCTAATGTTTTCCGCCCGGCCTCACCACCCTCCGACAAAGATGCACCGAGACTCCCCCCGGCACCCCTCGGATTCGAAAAGGGGACCCTAGCACGTTTATGGCCGTGCTTTGGCCCTTGAGTTGCTGTGTGTAGCACGTTCGTTGCCATCGTTTGGCCCTTGGCTTGCCTTAGACTTATGTCCTCTTGACTGCGAGATAGGATAAAACTAGATCCTAAAACTAGGTCCGTGTCAATAGTATTTTTGTACTAAGGTCCGAAGCGTTGCGATGCTATTGGCCCGGTTGGAGGCAATTAGGTATGCTTACGTGGTTAGCTCCCTTAGTTGGATTAGAGCGAGTGCCATAGCAGACTGGCCTAGGTCATCACCCGGTTTGTTGTCAAT